ATATATATTAGAGATTCTACATAAAATAACGCGCCGAAAATAGACAAATAAGCCATTCTAAACGCTTCGATTTCATCTTGTACACTTGAAATCAAGTCATCATATGCATCAATTAGTGATTCAACTGCCTCGAAGTCTCCTTGTTCTTCCTCGTTATTCTTTACTTTTACAACAGGGATATAATCGAAATTGTGTGGACGTGGATTTTTTTCTTCTCTTGGATCTGGTATGTAATTGCCACCTGCATCAATGAAATGATAAATATTTTTGTTATCATATACTTCAACTTTTGTGATCCATTCATCATTACGAAGTACATGGTAATAACGAATAGCGGCTACCGTTTCTCCGTTTTCATTTGTTATAAAGGTTATATTCCATCCATTTATTAACATTACTTTAATATCGGAATTGGTATCACGATACACAAGCCATGCAGCATAACCAGAACAAGCGCGCTTCTTTTCTGTTTCTGGCAATAGATCATTAATGTTATTTAGTTTAATAAAGTTTTGAATCCGTTTATAGTAATCTTGATAAAGGGACTCGCTATAATTTTCTTTATCTAGTCCAAATGAAACAGGATTTCCGAAAGAATAACCCACACTTTGATCAACAATAATTTTTCGATAGTTATTTTTTAATTGATTGTTGATGTTCATTAACTCAGAACCTTTTTTGTGTTCGATTTTTAAATGTTTCCCTTTATATCGATCATAAAGATCTTTCATTTTCCGATGTTTTCTCATATGATTCGTAATAGCTTTTTTAATTAACTCACTATTAATAACCAAGTGTTTTCCCCCTTTCTTCTAAAAAAGTCTCATTTTACCCGCTTTAATCTTGTTATTATTGCCTTTACCTCTGTTTTTGTTTTCCAGACCATAACGCATCGCATCCATTAAGTGATTTTGATAATCGACGGGTGTGTCCATTTTATCTCCCGTTTTGTCTTCTTCCCAGACATAGCTTTGAATTTCTTGTAAGAAGTTTGTACAAGATGGATGAATAATGATTCGATGGTCTTTAATAAAATCAATCCCGAATTTAATACTTCCTGGTCCTTTTTTAGCAGTCATTGCTTTTAATCCCGCTCGTTTAAACTCTACGATTTTGTCAGGAGCTGCAGATTCACAAATTAAAATTTCATCTTTATGAATCTTCTTTTTAATCTCCCCGATAAATTCCGAATTGGTTATTTCGGTTTTATAGATTTCATCTAATATGTAGATAATCTTTTGGTCCGCATCATATGCCATACGACACAGCGCATTCGGATCATTATAACCAAAGTCAACACCGCAAAATGCTTTATCATCAAATAAGGATTTGTCAAAGTCTTTTTCTTCCCAGTTTGTATAAATAAGACCTTCACTAATCCCCCAATTTCCAAGTCCTTCGATGTTGTACCTGTTCGGATTGTTTCGCTTCATTTCTTCAAATATTCGAAGATCGTCTTCACCTAGGAATTCATTTAATAAATAGTTAGTGGTAATTGCTAAAACATCTTCACTCTTTGTTTGAAAGAATCGTCTATTTAACCAGTGCTTCTCATTCCATGGATTGAAAGTGATGAGCAACTTTTTAAAATAACCTTCTGGAAGTTCGCCACGGATACTCATGTCGATTTTATTAAAGTCATCTTCACTATTTATTTGAAAAGCTTCCTCAAACCATGCCCAGCAAAGAAAGCCTTTATCTACTGTAATAGATGTAATGGATTGAGGATCGTCTAAACCACGAAATAAAATCTTTTGACCCGTTGGTTTATAGATAATTTCAAGCGGCGAAAGTTTACAATGCCATAAATGAGATACTTTTAATTGCTGTATTGCCCATTTAATTTGCGAATAAGTGGAATCTTTGTGTGTGTTGAAGTTTTTTCGAATAATGAGGGTGTTAGCAAGAGGATATTTCATCATATTATAGACAATCCATAACGATGTAGTAGTTGATTTTTTGGATCCACGCCCGCCTTTACACACGGAATAACGTCCTTTAAATTCCCAATAAGATTTATATCCTTTTCCTATAATGGATTTTAGTGATACTTTAGTCATCTAAATCTTCAACAAAGGTTATTTGTTGATGAACCTCTCCCGTTATTTCCCGCTTCTCCGTCGGTTTAAATCCCGCACGGTCCATTAAATCCTTCGCTGCTTGAATTTTCACATGAGGAGGAGTTTCTGAATTTTCTAAAACCTGATTCATAATTTGTTGTGCTTTAACTGCTGAAGCTAGAAACTTGTTTTGTAACTCGGTTCGAATCTCTTCTCGTCGTTTCTCAATAGCCTCTTTAATTTCTGGTTTTGTTAAGTTTTCAGAACCAATTGAACCCGCTGTTTTTGCGCTATAACCTGCCCGTTTTGCCGATTCTGTTGCGTTACCCGTTTCTATGTAATATTCAATGAATAAAAGCTGTTTTTCAGTTAGTTTCTTCACCTCCTCCCCTCCTTATCGTTTTGTATATTCGAAAGTAAATGGATCCACTAACATTTCATGTTCATATCGTTTTTTCCGTTTCTCATATTCTTCTTTATTCATTTTTAAATAAAGCTTTTCCCATTCTTCCAACTCTTTATATTTTTTCTTTTTTAATTGTCTAATGATGTTTTTTTCGAATTCGTTCATTTTTTCTCTCACCTTTATATATGTCAAATTTTGTTGAAACAGGGACAAAAATTTTTAAATCATATTTCCATTTTCTTTATAAAAAGCAAAACATTCTTCATCCCATTCTAATCCCATTTTCGACCATTTGTTTTTATAAAATTCATACATGAAGCCATCTTCTCCAAACATTACATCATTATCTTTCGGAGGAAATAGCACCATTTTCAATCTCCCGCTTTTTTCTAAATAAATTTTCCTATTACCTAGCGGTGTATCCCAAAAATATTCAAATAATATTCTTACTCCATTGTTTTCTTCTTCTCTTATTTCATAGTTTGCAATTTTTCTCATCCCGTTTTCCTCCCGTTATTTCTAAAATTGTAACTACTCAATTAATTTCTTTTGCAATGAGTAACCTTCTAATTCCCAAAGCTTATTTTCAATTCGTTTTAAACAAATTTCTTTTCCTATTTCTTCATTATAATTAGATGGATCCACGCAAGCAGCACTTTCTGTTAATACAAATCCATTTGTTAATTGCACGGTTACAATGGTGCATTTTTTAAAAACAGTGATTACTTCCACTTTTGCATTTTTTAATAATTTATCAATTTGGTTTTTTGTTACAGTATTATTACTCATTATTATCTTCCTCCTCCAGTTCTTCTTTTACGTCATTTACTTGTTTTTCTAATAAATCAATTAATGTGTTTAATTCATCTTTTGTTAATTTTCTACCGTTTATTTTTGACATATAAAATTCATATAACAAACTTTCAAATGAAAAGCTCATACCCATTTTTAGTTTTTCCCCTTCTTTATATAGACTTTTCTCGATAATAACGCGTCTTTTTGTAACAAATACCGTCTTATATCATATGCATAATCAGAATCTAAGCAACCATAACAATAACCATTACATACATCATTTGATCTTCTTTGTTCGTTCACTTTCTCTCTATATCCATTTAAATCAATCCACTCTTCAAAGTCAGGTAAAACATATTGTTTTTTATACGATTGTTTTAATTTTTTAAGTAATCGCTTTTTCTCTTTGTATTCTTCTTTTTGACAAGGTTCTTCTGTCAACGCTTCAATTAAATATTCAATTTCTTTTGTGGATAATTTCATTGTATTTCTCCCCTTTTATTCATAATAACCAGAAACAATTCGAATTCTGTTTTTTAAAAGCAATGTTTTCAACTCTGCTTGATTCCATAGTTCATCTAAGATATTGAATTGATTATCCGTTTCAAGAGATAATTGCATAGGATAAATTTGGATTTTAAAATAAAAAATCACATCATAACCTCCCTTTTCATTTCGAGCAGCTTTTGAAATTTCTAGGTTTGTCGCTTCATGTATTTCTTCTTCTATCCTAATGTGCATGACAACCACCTCTTTCTATTGAGTAGTTACGAAACTACTTACATTATAAAACCTCGTTTGATCAGAACGAGGTCGCTTTGGTATCCTATGCTATAAGTTACACTATAATTATATTATTTTATATTAATTTTATTTTCTTACTTAAGATTCAACATCTAATTTCATTTTCTTTTTTTCTCCAAAACTTTTTAGATGAGAAAGAATTTCTTTCTTTTCTTCTTTTGTCAGTTTTGGAAGATGAGGAATTTCTCGAAAGACAACCATCGTAAAATCGCGATAAATAATCGTTGAAAATTGCTTATTATTTACTATTCCATCAATGAAAAATGTGTTTCCTTTATTTGATTGATTCGCTGTTGTAATAATTAACATGAACCATTTCCCCTTTTTTGTTTATATTAATATTAATATACACATTAACATTAATAAATTAATTCTTGTTTTACTTTTTCTTTGATTTTTCCTTTGATTCGTTGAATGGTATTGTCTATACGTTTTGGCGTTGTGTTTAATTTATCTGCCATTTGTTCATAACTCAATTCTTTACCAAGCAATGAAAAAACATTTCGTTCCTTTTCAGAGAGGAGATGACCAAATACATTTAAAATTTCTTCATTTAAATTTTGTCTTCCAACAATGACAGCAGGATCTAGAAATTCATCTGGTATGGATGATTTTAAAATCGGATCATTCCCCATATAATCAGCAACCGTTAATTGTGCATTATTTTCTAAAGGCGTTTCTAAATACATCATTTTTCCTTTTGGGACCTGATATTGTCTATTAGAACGTTTTACTTGACTAATCATAACCCTTTCACTTGCCATATATAATAATCCTGAACATGACGCTTTTCCAAGTGAAGTGTCACAACGATTTATCGCATCATAAATTCTAATGTACATCTCTTGTTCTAAATCTTCTTTTTCTCGATCCACTACATAATAATTCCGAAAAATTTTA